GAAATTTCCTCCAAAATTATTTTAGATAGTCTTAATTATACTTGGGTCCGATTCCCAAGGCTCGCTTTGAATGAAAGGAATGATGTTATGAAAACAGTTTTGAATGTTACCAAAGAAAATGACACCATATCAGTTCATGTTGATGAAGATGTCACTACCCAGGAACTTGAGTATGGATTAGTTAACGTAATGTATCACTTAATTATCCGAGATATGAAAGCTCGAGGCATCCGACTCAACAAAACCAATTTTAATAAAATTAACAATAATTATGGTGAAGCCGTTAAGGTTCATACCGGTGTAATGTGGGATTTAATTCATAAGAGAAAATAAAAAAGGTTGCGATTAATTGTCGCAGCCTTTTATGCGTTCAGTTTAGATTTAAGGGCATCGGTTAGAATCTCTGAGAAGTTAACTCCATTTTCTTTGCCAAGCATATTTAAATAGTTGGGTATGGTCAAAGTTTTTTTGATTAGTTTAGTATCATGTTTCTTTCGATAACTATCAATGTCAACGTCAACAAGAGTAACAACGTCTGTTTCTTTTGATTTTGGTAGTTCATAGTTCGAACTAGGCACTGGTTCATTGGAGTCTTGTAGATCCATAACCTTTAAGCCAATATAATCGCGTGCCATTTCAATAGAATTATCAATTGTTTTACCTTGAGTCATACCGTCAATATCTGGAATGCTAATGAAGTATGGTGTATCAGTATCATCAGTTTTAGTTATAACAATAGGATAAATTACTTTCATTATATTTCCTCCTTATGAGTGAACAATGAATACAGCAAAGCAAGGCCTCTATTCGAGGTCATGCTCTTTAATTAAGCTTTTGGCTAGCATTTCGTTTATATCTTTATGACGAGGTATTTGTTCTTTATCCTTGCCGTTAGTCCAGATATCATGATTGCCACCATGTCTATATAAGTGCCAGCCATTTTTCTTGAATAGCTTAATTAACTTTGCTTGTTTCATTTGTTCACCCCTTTCTTTATTACTTAATAAGTATAACACGTATTAGTACGTACATCAATACGTATTAATACATTAGCTGAAATGAATTGGAGTTGGTAGAACATGACAGTTGGCACAATTAGTTGTATAGGTGATGCGCCAGTGTATAACCATAATGGTGATACAGTTGGGTATCTATTAAATGGAACATCATGGAGACTTGAAGGTTCAGATATTATCAATGATGAAGATTGTTATAGGTTATTTGATGATAAATGGATTCCCAAGAAGTTCATTACATTTAAAGGAGGAATAGTTAATGAAGAAAGTAATCGTTATGTCTGAAGATGAATATGATACAGCCATGCAGGGATTAGATGGCGTACCATTCAAGACTGATAGAGCAGAGGCAAGCAACGGTAGGTTCATTAGGTCAACCATAACCATCAGTAAGTCAGCGCTTGAAGATGCACTTAAGGCTAGAGAGTTTGAACTGGTCAAGCCAGAAGATGGCTCAAAGATTAATTGGGATGCTGCTATTGTCTGGACAGACTGATAGGTACGTAAGATTCTATCATACGAAAGCATGGCATGATGCGAGACAGGCGACGCTAGTACGACAGCATTACCTATGCCAAGACTGTTTGAGAGAAGGCAAGATAACCATTGCTAAGACAGTCCATCATATCATTCCCTTAAGGGATGACTGGAGTAAGAGGCTTGATCAAAATAATTTAGAAGTTATCTGTTTAGAACACCATAATCAAGCACATCCCGAAAAAGGTTCTGGTAATAAGCAATACTTTAAACATGTAGCTAAGGTTAAGAAACGTTCTGATGTTTTTAAGTTTGCATCGAATAAAGATGATGACAAATTGTTTTGGTAGCCCCCCTACCTCCAAAAATATTTGAACGAAATCCCAGACAACGGTGTAGTCCCAAATGCGTGATAAATTCGTTTTTCAATAAAAAAAGTTAATTCACATTAGCTCTAAACCATTACTGTATCAGTGGCTTGGAGCTTTTTTGTTGGGTGGAAAGGAGGAAACTTTGCCACAGAATGCTAAAAGTGCACTTCTACATGTTTTAGAAGGCAATCCGAATAACAAAACTAAAAAGGAATTACATAAACGTCAAAAAAATGAAGAGAAATTGAGTTTGCCAAGGGATAAGTTGGAGCCACCAACTTGGTTGACAGCAACAGGTGCTAAAGAGTTCAAACGAATTGTTGAAGTCATGGAACCAACCCAATTATTGACCAATGGTGATGTTAATACTTTGGCATTGTACTGTGATACGCTTGCTGACTATCATTCCTTTGATAGAAAAATTAAACAAAAAGGTTTCATGATGAAAGGACGAGTTAATCCATTTATTCGTGAGAAAAGAAATTCGGCTCAACTGTTGGATAAATTAGCGGGTGAGCTTGGAATGACTCCAGGTTCTCGTGCCTCGTTAGCAATAAGCATGCCTGCCGAGATTGACGGGGATGATAATAATGATGAGTTCGACTAATGTTTTAGATTATTCATTTACAGAGTTAACAAATTGGTGGGATAAATATAAGGCTGACCGTGAGGGATGGGCCTATCTTAAAAACCCCAGTCCAATATTATTAACAAATTATTATGCAAATATGGTAGTTGAAGGTGATATTCCGGCATCTAAGGAAGTCATTGCTGCATGTGAACGTCAATTGAAAGATTTAGAGAGACAAGGTACTGATGATTTTCCATGGGTATTTGATGAGGAAAAAGCATGGCGACCGATTCGTTTTATTGAATCTAAATGTAAGCCATCAAAAGGTGATTATAGTCAATTAGTATTGCAACCATGGCAACATTTCATTGTGGGATGTTTATGTGGTTGGGTGCATCGTGATACTGGATACCGTAGGTTTCGTGAAGGAGTAGTTTTCGTTGGCCGTAAGAATGGTAAGACAACACTAGAATCTGGTCTGGCTGATTATATGACTGGCTTTGATGGTGAACGTGGTGCTAATGTCTATTTTTTGGCCAATGATAAAGGGCAGGCCCATGAATTGTTTGATGAGTCTATGGCCATGATTAAATCATCACCGTTTCTTTCTGAAAGATTTGTTGCAAATAGGCAGGAAATTAGATTTCCAAAAAGAAAATGTACAATCGTTCCAATGTCAGCAGATACCAAAAATAAGGATGGGAAAAACCTTCACTTTGCTGTTTTTGATGAAATTCATGAATATAAGGACTATAGATTGATTAATGTAATGAAACGTTCCCGTGGTACAAGAAAACAGCCATTGATTATGTATATATCAACTGCAGGGACAGTTCTCGATGGTCCATTAATGGATTTCGTTGATAATGGTCAAGATTGTTTGAAGAATTATGACGATCACATTGATGAACGTACATTCTATTACTTAGCAAAGCTTGATAATAAGCAAGAAGCTAATGACCCCGAAATGTGGGAAAAAGCCAATCCTAACATTTGTTTAATGGAAATGGTAGACATGATAGGGGATTACAAGAAAGACCGTAAGAACCCTAGAGAATACGCTGATTGGATTACTAAGCAGTTCAATATTTTCAGTGAAACAGATGAGTTAAGTTTTGTTACTACTGATACAATTTTGAAAAATAATAAGGTTCTCAATATTAAATTACTTGAAGGCCGTGAGTGTACCGGTGGGTATGATTTATCGGAAACAGAAGATTTTACCTCTGCTTGTCTGGAGTTTCCTCTTGATGACGGAGGTATTTTTGTACTTGAGAAATCATGGGTTCCAGAAGCTAGGTACAAAAGGGATAAAAATCCTGAACGTATTAAAGCATGGGAAAAATCTGGGGAGTTAGAAATTATTCCAGGTGACTATGTTAAATATGAATATGTTTTAGACTGGTTTACTGAGATGAGTAATAAATATCAAATTACTAAGGTAATGTATGATCCCGCCAAGGCTTTACTACTTAATAAAGCGATGGAGAATTATGGCTTTGTTACTCAAGAGGTAAGACAAGGATTCTTGACACTTGGTGGACCAATGCAGAACCTGAAAGAGCTTCTACTTGATGGGAAGGTTATTTATAACAATTCCAAATTATTTCGTTGGTATTTAAATAATATCAAGCTCATCAAGGATAGAAATGATAATTGGTTGCCACAAAAACAAACATTGTCACGTAAGATTGATGGTTTTGCGGCCCTATTGGATGCTCATGTTGATGTAGTAAACAAATTGATTAAGCAACAAGGAAGTAGAATTACATTCGTATCATTTGATTAAAGGAGGTGATTGAATGGGCCTAATGAATAGGTTCAAACAATTTTTTCGATCTAAGTCAGATAAGAAGAGTTGGTCTGGAAAGGCTTTCGATTTTTCTGATTGGTTCGGCAAATCTTTTTATGGATCCAAACAACATGCATTGGAAACCAATGAAACAATTTTTAGCGTAATTACCAGATTATCAAATACGCTATCATCATTGCCAGTTAAGGAATTAAAGAAGCAAGAGGAAGTTAATGATTCGGTCAGTAGATTAATAAAGTATGCTCCAAATGATAATATGACGGCATTTGATTTTATTAATCGCTTGGAAACTGATCGAAATACTTACGGTAACGGATATGCGATTATTGAACGTAATGATTACAATATTCCAGAAAATTTAATTCCAATAAACCCATTGGATGTAGAGCCGGTGATTAATAAAGATGATGGTAGTCTTTGGTACCATGTAATCTCAGCACAATACAATATCAATACCTACGTATTCAATCAGGATATTATTCATGTTAAACATATTGCAGGTGCTTCGAGGTATTCAGGCATTTCGCCATTAGATGTACTTAGGGGTGCTTTAGATTTTGATGATTCAGTTAAAGAATTCTCTTTGAATGAAATGAATAAGAAAGATAGCTTTATTTTGAAATATGGAGCTGGAGTCAGCCCTGACCAAATCCAGAGAATTATTGCAATGTTCAAAAAATATAATCAGTCTAGTTCAGGGGTATTATTTCAAGAACCTGGTGTAGAAATTACGCAACTTCAGAGAAATTTTATTTCTGCAGACCTAAAGAACATGAACGATATTACTGATAAAAGAATTGCTAATGCTTTCAATGTTCCAATTCAATTCTTAAATGCCACAACGGGTGGAACGTTCAGTTCTAACGAGCAATTAATGACCCAATTTGTACAAATGACGTTGACTCCAATTGTTCGGCAGTATGAACAAGAATTTGAGAAAAAACTTTTAACTTCAGCAGATTTAAATGGTGGAAGTTATTTCAAATTCAATATGAACTCATTGCTTCGAGGTGACATGCAGGCAAGAGCAAACTTCTATCAGATTATGCGCCGTAATGGTATTTATACAACGAATGACATTCTTGATTTGGAAGATTTACCTGAATCAGGGGATGAATATGCCGATAAATTATTTGTTTCCGGAGATCTATATCCAATAGATATGGACCCAACTCAACGAAAGGGGGTGACAAAGAATGCCACAACAGAAGAAACCCAAGTTTTGGGAAATGACCCAAACAAGCAATGACAGCGCCGATGTAAATATTGATGGTGAAATTGTTAGTCAAAAATGGGAGGACTCAGATACTACCGGTGCTTCATTCAGAGATGATTTGAAGCAATTAGGGGATGTTAAGACTATTAATCTTCATATCAACTCGCCTGGTGGTTCTGTATTTGAGGGAATCTCAATTTACAATCAGTTAAAACAAAATAAAGCTACCGTGAATGTATATGTTGACGGTTTAGCAGCATCAATCGCAAGTGTCATCGCAATGTCGGGTGACACTATTTTTATGCCCGAAAATTCAATGATGATGATTCATAATCCTATGACTTTTGTTGCAGGTAATGCTGAACAACTACGCAAGCAAGCTGACGATTTAGACCGTGTTAGAGAAACATCAGTTGCGACTTATTTAGCAAAATCGAATGGAAAAATTACAGAAGATAATTTGAAAAAGTTGATGGACGATGAAACCTGGTTATCTGCCGATGAGGCGGTTAATTATGGTCTTGCTGATGAAGTTCTTGAAGCAAATAAAGCGGTGGCTTGTGTAGTTCCTGATAAATTCAAGAATGTGTTTCAACATTTGCCACTTCAAATTGTTAAGGAAGAATCCAATCAAGTATCAGAATCACGTCTTAAGTTAATTGAAAAAGCAAAACAAAAAAATGAAAAAATTAAACAAACATTAGGAGGAACAAATTAATGCCAGTAACTTTATATCAAATGCGAGATAATCTTTCCCAACTAGGGCAAGAATTACAACAAGTAAATGATGAAATTGCTATGAAAGCTGGGAACCCATCAATTCCGGATAAAGAATTAAACGACCTAAGCCAAAAGGCAGACGGACTAGAATCACGGTTTAATATGTTGAAGGGTCAAGTTGATAAGAGAGAAAAATCTGAATCTAAAAAAGGGAAAGATTTTAAGAACCTATTAGATCCTAAAGAAAAGAAAACTCACGCTTATGCTCAACTTATTCGTTCTGTCATGCGTAATGAGGCGCCATCTAAGGATATTTTGCAGGTTCTTGGTGATGATAATGGTTCTGATGGTGGTTCAAATGGACAAGCATTTCTACCTACAACCGTTTCAAATGATATTATTGCGGAACCTTTGGATAACAACCCACTTCGACAGGATGAAGTTATGTCTACAATCATTAATTTAGTCTTGCCAAGAATTCAATTCGAAATTGATGATGATAGCTTTGTTGATGATCAACAAGTTGCAAACGAATTAAAGACCAAGGGCGATACTGTATCATTCGGTCGATACAAGACCAAGATTAAAGCAGCTATTTCAGAATCAATTTTAATGGGAACTGATACTGCTTTGGTTAAGTATGTGAATGCAAAATTACAATCAGGATTGGCCATGAAAGAGAAACGGGTTGCTTTTTCAAAGGAACCTAAAGCTGGTCAAGAACATATGAGCTTCTATTCTGATGATGTTGCTATTAAGAAGATTAATGGTTCATCAATGTTCGATGCAATCATGAAGAGTTTGGCCGATATTCCAGATGGCTTCCAAGCTGGTATTAAAATCTATATGGCAAGACCTGATTACTTAGCTATGAT